CTTCGTATTCGTATTAAACGGAAAAGACATGCTGGCGCAGATCAGAAGCCAGTGCTAGATAACAGGAGGAACGCAAAATGAGTGAAAAAGTCACAGAAATCAACAAGCCAGAAGACAACGAGATGAAGCTCAAGCTCAGTAGAGAGTATGACTTCGAAGGACAGAAGATCTGCGAGATCGACCTCAGCGGGCTCGACAATTTGACTGCTGCAGATATGATCCAGGCCAACAAGGTCCTCACAAACAACGGAACCGTGTCGGTTCTTCCAGAGACAACTCTGGAATACGACCTCATCATCGCAGCCGGAGCTTTGAAGATGCCGATCGAGTTCTTTAAGCAGCTGAAGCCAAAGGACGCCCTGGCGCTCAAGAACAGAGTGACATCTTTTTTATTCGGCGAGGAATAAATCCTGCGGACTTCTCAGAGTTGCGGAAATGCTGTCTAACCCTGTCGCTGAACCTCAGCACAGGGTTAGATTATTTTTTGCAAATGAACATCTTTGACCTTATTGATTTATGCGCCGATTTGAAGGAGGTGACACCTAAGAAATGAGCGAATTCGAAGTAGCGATTAAGATCGCCGGAAAATTAGATAAATCGCTGCAGACGTCAGTCAGCAGCGCACAGAAGATGCTCGGCAGCCTTGGAAAAGGCGGCCTGTCTTCCGCATTAACCGGTATCGGAAATGTAATGGAAAGTACCGGAAAAGCGCTCACCACAGGAGTCACGATGCCGGTAATCGCGCTCGGTGCCACATCCGTGAAGGAGTTCGGATCCGTAGATAAGTCCATGAAGCTCGTCCAGGCAACCATGGGATCAACAGACGCCCAGGCCAAACAGCTCGAATCAACAATGAAAAAAGCAGCGGCAAATTCCGTATTCGGAATGCAGGACGCAGCAGACGCAACGCTGAACTTCGCACGCCAGGGTTTCAATGCAAAGCAGGCAGGAGACATGCTGACGCCCGCGCTGAACCTGGCAGCAGGAACGGCGACGGATTTATCAGTCGTAACCGGCGGCCTCGGAAACGCCCTGAAGATGTTCGGCAAGGACTCAAACTACGCAGCGACAGCAGCAGACATCCTATCGACAGCCCAGGCGCAGGCCAACACGACTGTCACGGATTTATTCGACGCCATGGCAACAGCAGGACCGATCTGCAGCTCAGTCGGATGGTCAATGTCCGATCTGGCCGCAATTACTGATATCTTCGGCGATGCCGGAATCAGTGGCGCTGAAGGAGCCACGGCACTGAAAACAGGTCTGGCCAGATTAGCAAGTCCGGCCAAAGACGGAGCTACCTGGATTAAAAAACTAGGCCTGGAGATATTCAATTCAGATGGATCCATGAAAAGTATGGTCGACGTGCAGAAGCAGCTGCATGATAGCTTTCAGGGCTTAACCAGCCAGGAACAGATGAGTGCGGCGGCCGCAATCTTCGGAAAGAACCAGATGGCCAAGTGGATGACGCTGATCAATGCATCACCGGATCAGGTACAGAAATACGCAAGCTCGCTGGAAGGAGCGGCCGGAAGCTCGCAGAAGATGGCAGACGCACTCCTATCCGGAATGGGTGGATCCCTGCAAAAACTGAATTCATCCTTTGACGTTATGAAATATACGGTCGGAGGAATCGCCAGCGAAGTCCTGAAGCCTTTCGTGGATAATTTGACCGGGCTGATCGACAAATTCAACAACCTGGATCCGTCGATGCAGAAGAACATCGTGAAATGGGTAGGCATTGCAGCCGCAGCCGGACCGGTCCTGCTGATCGGCGGTCGACTATTCAAAGTGGCCGGTTCCCTGGTGGGAACATTCGGCAAGGTTGGAAAAGCGATCGGAAGCATTGGAAAGAAAACTAAAGGCATGAGCGCACCGCTCAAAGAGGGAAGCAGTGTAATGTCCGCAGCAGCCAAGAATGCGCTCGGATTCGGAATCGGATTCGCAGCCGCAGCCGCAGGCGTGTGGATATTAGTAAAAGCAGCCAAGGAACTCGCTGCAGCGGGACCAGGAGCGCAGATAGCAACCGTCCTGATGGCCGGAGGCATTATCGCATTAATGGCAGTAGCAGCGCAGCTCGCACCGAAGCTGCAGGCAGGCACGCAAGGTCTCCTGGCATTCGGAGGTGCAATCTTAATGGCCGGAGCCGGTATGAGTTTGATGGCAATGGCAGCAACACAGGTGGCAGCCGCAGGACCTATGGCATTCGCAAGCCTGGCACTCATGGAAGGCGGCATCATTGCACTATTGGCAGTAGCTGGAGCAATGGGACCACAACTCGCCGGAGCATCTGCGGGACTTCTCGCATTCGGCGGAGCAGTTCTGATGGCAGCGGCCGGAATGAGCCTCATGGCGATGGCAGCAACACAGGTAGCGGCAGCCGGACCGATGGCAATCGCAGCACTCACAATCATGGAAGTAGGAATGATCGCAATGATGGCAGTAGCCGGAGCGCTCGGACCTGCACTCACAGCAGCATCAGTCGGACTGATTGCATTCGGAGCTTCTATCGTTCTGGCGGCAACAGGATGCCTGATCATGGTCCAGGCGGCGACACAGATCGCAAGCGCAGGACCGGCAGCACAGATCGCCCTCGCACTCTTAGCGGCGGGACTGATCGCATTCGGAGCAGTAGCCGGAGCAATGGCACCAATACTCCTGGCAGGAGCTGCAGCGATCGCAGCACTGGGAGCAGCGCTCACATTAGTGGCAACAGCAGCCATGCTGGGAGCAGCAGCGCTGGCCATTATATCGGTATCGCTTCCGCTTTTATCAACATACGGAGCAACCGGAGCATCGGCAATCCTGACACTCAGCGGAGCACTAACAGCATTCGCGGCATCCGCGGCAGTATGCGGAGCTGGAGCGTTAGTAGCAGCCGCAGGACTTCTCGCAATGGCAGCCGGAGCCTTGGCAGCAGGAGCGGGCGTGTTAATGGTCGGAGCCGGAGCCGTGGTGCTTGCTGCAGCAATCGCAATGATCGCAGCCGGAGCAACAGCCAGCATGGCTTCATTCATGCTTTTAGCAACAATGGTCCGCTTGTTCGGAACTGCAGCGCTATCAGCGACAGCACCAATCCTGGCACTCACAGCGGCAATGCTGCCATTCGCGGCAGCCGCACTTGCAATGGCAGCCGGAGCAACAGCAGGAGGCGCAGCCCTTCTGGTACTGGCAGCCGGAGCACTAGCCGCATCAGTCGGCATGGTACCACTTGCGGCAGCGCTGGCACTTGCAGCAGCATCCGTGGAAATCATCGGAGGCAGTGCAAAGACAGCCGGATCGGCGCTTAAATCAATGGCCAAAGGTGCAACAGGAACCGCGGCCAAGATGGCAATCATAGCTGCAGGAGCCGCACCACTCGCGGCAGCCCTGGCACCACTCGCAGTCGCAGCGGCAGCAGCGGCAGCGGCAGTCCTAGCCTTAGCGGCAGGAAGTACAGCGGCAGCAGCGGCAATCATGCTCCTGGCAGCAGGAATCACGATGACAGCCGGAGCGCTGACGCTTTGCAGTGCATCAATAACAGCATTCAAGGCAAGCGCGGCAGGAATCAACGCAGTGGCAACACCAACAGCTGCAGCATTTACAAGGATGGCAGTGGCAGTGGCACCGTTCACAGCGGCGATCACAGCGCTGGCAGGACCGATGATGGCAACATCAGCATCCATGGTCGTATTTGCAGGAGGCATCACAGTAGCGGCAGCTTCAGCAACCGCGCTGGCCGTATCCCTGCGGTCGACAATGGCAACACTTGGAACGCTCGGAGCATTAACCACAGTAGCCATGAATATGGTCACAGTGGCCATCAGAAACTCCATGACGCAGTCAAATCAGGCAGTGGTAACCGGAATCACCGTGATGCGAACAACAACGCAGACCGGAATGACAACCATCGTGGCCGTGACCAGAAATGGCATGACCATGTTCGTGGTGGCGGTCAGAACAGGCGGAAACCAGGCAGTGGCAGCGTGCAGAAGCACAAGCAGCCAGATGGTCGGAGCTTTCTCCGGACTTTCAGGAAGTATGTACAGTGCCGGATCATTTGCGATGGCCGGGCTTAGAAACGGAATCGCCGCCGGTGGAGCTGCAGCAATCGCCCAGGCGAGAAGCATAGCCAACCAGGTAGCAGCAACCGTCAACAGCGCTCTGAAGATTCACTCTCCATCAAGAGTCCTGGATCAATCAGGACAGTACGCAGGCCAAGGTCTTGCAGGAGGTATCCAGAAGACTGGAGCACTCGTTCAGAAGGCAGCCAACGAATCACTCGCGCAGCCGGTAATGAACGCTGGATCCAAGACGCTGGAAGCTCCACAGTTTGAGAACAGGTCGAGCGTGATCGGAGACACCGTGAGCGCATTCTCCGGACAGAAGCAGTCCGGAAACGGCAACAACAACGAATCTGCAAGCCAGCAGTTCGTGTTCAGTCCAACGTACCGATTCGAGGCGGGCACACCGTCCAAGGAGGACATGGTCGAGGCGAACAGAATGAGCCAGGCAGAGTTTAAGAAAATGATGAAAGAATACCTGCGGACGGAAGGCCGTCGGGCATTCGCATAGGAAGGAGGATATAAGTGGCGAACGTTTACTACACAGAAGCAGGAGACACATGGGACAAGATCGCATACGAACAGTACGGATCCGAGAAATTCATGCAGCAACTGATCCTGGCCAACTGGGACAAACTGGACGTGCTCGTATTCTCCGACGGGGAGGAAATCATCCTCCCCGATATCCCCGACGATGAACTCGACGACACACCGGTATGGAGATCTGATTCAGACAGAGACGATGGAATACCGGCGGCAGATGAAGACGAATCGGAGGTGGAGTAATGGCAGAAGCAAGACGCGTGATCCCGGATATAGACTTCAATGGGAAAAGCGCAAAGAAGTCGCTGGACGGTCTCACAGAACAGATCGAATACGACGACGTGGCATCCGGAGCCAGCGACACGCTCTCCATTCAGGTCTTTAACAAAGATATGAAATTCTTAAAAGGCTGGCTGCCGAAGAAGGGAGACCGGATTACTGCCAGCCTCACCTTTAAGAATTGGACCAAAGAGGGAGCAGACAAGAAACTATCATGCGGAGACTTTCTCCTGGATGAGATGAAGATGACCGGAGGTCCGCTCGTGGCCACGCTTGGCGGAATATCAATCCCGACAAACTCGGCCATCAAATCAACCAACAGGACAAAGACCTGGAAGAAAGTAAGCATTAAGCAGATCGCCCAGGAGATCGCAAAGAGATACGGTCTGAAGCTCATCTTTGATGGACCGAACTACACCATCAAATCCATAGAGCAGACAGACAAAAGCGACAGCTCATTTTTATATGATTTGTGCAAGGACTACGGTCTCGGAATGAAGGTCTACAAGAGCAAAATCGTGATATGGGGAAAAAGCAAGTACGAAGGCAAAAAAGCCACGGCAACCATAAAGCGCGCAGACTTCATCGGGGACGATTGGGACTACACGGACACACTGGAAGGCACGTACACCGGAGCCCGGACATCATATAAAAAGGGCAATGACAGCAAGGAAATCAGCATCTATGTCGGACTGGTTGGAGAAAAAGCAAAAGGAGCCCGGACGCTGAAAATCAGCGAGCAGAGCGACAGCGAGAACGACGCCAGATACAAAGCTGCTGCAAAGGTCAATCTGGAGAACGAAAAAGCAACTGTACTCACAGGAACGATATTCGCAAGGCCAGAAATCGTGGCCGGAATCTGCGTAAAAGTGAAAGACCTCGGCAAAGCGGATGGAAAATACTTCGTGGATGAAGTGAAGACCAAAGTATCAGACAGCGGAACCACTCAGGAGATTCAGCTGCACAAGTGTCAGAAGCAACTCAAAGGAGATCCGCCACCAGCACCGCCGGCACCAGCGGCACCAGCAAAGAAGACATACAAGGTCGGCGACATTGTAAACTTCCATGGCGGCACGCATTACTACAGTTCATATCCAGGAGCGCGAGGCTACAGCGCAAGAGCGGGCAGGGCAAAGATAACGCTCGGACCTGACTGCAGAGGAAATGGCCACGCACATCCATGGCACCTGATACACGTAGACAGCTCGTCGAACGTTTATGGATGGGTAGACGAGGGAACATTTGACTAGGAGGTAAATCATGGCAGACAGAACCATCAGAATCGGGAAGGTCTCGTCCGTTGATTACGGAAGCGGGATGATCAAGGTCACATATCCGGATCTCGACAATTCCGTGACCGACGACCTCCCTTATTTAACATTCAACGATGAATACAAGATGCCGAAGGTCGGAGCCAGCGTGCTGGTCGTTCATCTTTCCAACGGATCCGCGATGGGAATCGTGGCCGGAACGTACTGGAACAGCAGCCACAGACCACCGGTCAGCGGCAAAGGCGTATACAGAAAAGACCTGGCGCAGGCAATCGGTGAAGCCTTTCTGCAGTATTCAGGAAGCTCGCTGCAGATTCACGCACCAGCAATCACGCTCGATGCTTCAAGGATCACACTGGCCACAAAGAGCGGAAGCATCACCGTGGCCGAGATCATCAATCACATCAAAGGATAGGAGGTATTCAGATGGCGACATACAAAGTCACAGCGAGGTCAGGGCTCCGCGTGAGAAGCAAGCCGAACGGAACCATCCTGACAGCAATGCCATACGGAACCACAGTATCCGGAGATGGGAAAAAGCAAAGTGGATGGTACCACGTAAAGTACAAAGGAAGATGGGGCTGGTCTTATGGCCAATACCTGAAAACGGTCGCAGAGAAAAAGAAGACCGTGGCCAGCATTGCGGCCAAAAAGAAACCGGCCAAAAAGACCAAGACGAAAAAAGCCAGCAGCAAAAAGAAAACAGACACCAAGAAGAAGACCGACGAAGCAAAGAACCGCGCAAAAGCAAAAGGAACACTCGGCTGCTGGGGAACAGATCTGATATTTGAGGTCAATAGCAAGAAGATCCTGACAGCTAAAGACATCAAGGTATCGCAGGACTCCAGATGGACGAAGCACAACATCCTTCAGAACGTGCCGCGCGGGGAATTCAGCGGACCAGATACAATGGGCGTCACTCTTACCATCACGCTATCTGCAGAGCATGGCGTGAAGCCAAGAAGCACGGTCGAGAAGATCCGGAAAGCCAACCGGAGCGGACAGGTGGAATACCTGGTTATTGGAGGCAAAATCATGGGATCCAATAAAATGGCAATCACAGCGACATCGGAGGCCTGGAACGAGATCTACAACAAGGGCGAGCTTGTGAAAGCCAAGATGGACGTCACATTCATGGAATATTCATAAGGGAGGGAATCTAAGTGGCTTTTATAAGAATTAACCAGATCAAAGACGCGGACGGTTCCATCGAACCGGATGAATTGGAACTGGCCAACGACATCATCGAAGCGATGATGATCACAAGAAAAGGATCTATCCCTGGAAGCCGGGGATACGGTCTGACACAGATCTTCATCGACATGCCAGGGCCGGACGCAATCAACATGATCACAGTGGAGCTCGCAGAGGCAATGGATGAATACATACCAAGCCTGGAGCTTCAGGACATAAAAGGAACCCAGGACGAAGAAGGCGTGCTGGAGCTAGATATTTACTTAGGAAGGAGGTAAAAAGAGCATGGCAATCGAACAGATCGAGAGACTCCCGGACGTCAGCTTCATCGATGACGACATCAACCTGGATGGAATCCAGAAGCAGATGCTCCAGGACTACCAGGACAAATACATGGAGGAAACCGGAGAAGAAACCGTGCTGGACAGAGGCGAACCGATCGCCCTGATCTTATACGCCTGCAGCGTGCAGATTTACCAGATGTACATGTACGTCGATAGAGCCGGAAAGCAGAACCTTCTCAAGTACGCATTCGGAGCCTTCCTGGACAACCTGGCAGCACTCAAGGGCATCGAGAGAACTGCCGCCAAGCCAGCGACCGTGACGATGCGCTTCACACTTTCAGAGGCGCAGACCGGAGCGATAGCAATCCCGGCCGGAACCAGAGTCACGGATGGCGAGGCGTACTTCACGACCGATGAGTATGCGGAGATTAAAGCAGGAGAGACCACAGTCGACGTGGCCTGCACTTCCATCGAGACCGGCGCAGATTTGAATGGAATCCAGGAAGGAGCCATTCAGACACTCGTGGATCCAATCCCGTACATAGAAAGCGTGACCAACATCACGGAAACAGATGGCGGCGCAGATCCGGAGAGCGACGAATCCCTGAAGGACAGAATCTACATCGCACCGTCCCGCTATTCAACAGCCGGAACAGAAGAAGCATACGTCTACTGGGTAAAGACGTACAACAGCACCATCGCGGACGTCAAGGTTTCAAGCGACAACCCAGGCGAGGTAGATATCGTATTCCTGATGGACGACGGAATCCCAAGCCAGGAGATGATCACAGGGCTAACGAAGTACATCACAGATCCAAACATCCGGCCGCTGACTGACAAGGTCGTCGTGAAGGCGCCAACAGCGGTGAATTACAGCATCAGCCTGACCTATTATATCAATTCTTCAGATTCAGGATCCGTGGCAACAATCCAGAGCGAGGTAGCCAAGGCAGTGGATGACTTCGTAACCTGGCAGCAGTCCAAAATCGGCCGAGACATCAACAGCTCAGAGCTGATCAAGAGAGTGACTGCAGCAGGAGCCAAGAGAGTAGAAATCAAGAGCCCGGTCTTCCAGAAGATCGGCGGCACTTCCATCGCGTACTGCACAAGCAAGAACGTGACATACGGAGGTGTTGAGGATGATTGATATTAGAAACGGAGAGCTCGCAGACCTCTGGCCAGATGAGACAAGTCCGGAATTCAAGAGCATAAGCTACGCGCTGCACATGGCAATCATTAGAATGCTGGAAAAAGCTGCAGGCGTAGGAAGCTCCTGCGACATCGACCACCTGGCAGAATCCACGCTGGACTACCTGGCCGTGGAAATGCGCGCCATGTACTACGACCAGCACGCAGACATCGAGACAAAGCGCTCGATCATAAAGAATACGCTCAAGTGGTACACGCAGGCCGGAACGGTCAAAGCAACAGAGGAACTGATCGCCTCAGTGTTCGGAGGCGATGCGAGACTGATCGAGTGGTTCGACTTTACCGAGCCGCCGATCGAAGCGAACACATTCGATGTGGAGACAGAGGCACTGATGACGAAGGACATCATCAGTGAGCTGACCTCAGTCATTAAGAAGGTCAAGAATTCAAAGTCCCACATCCGAAGGGTGACCGTGCTGCGAGAACTCCACTCTGCAGCAACCATGGCCACCCACATCACAGCTATAAGCGAATGCACCGTGAGCAATCACGAGATATCAGATACAGACGCAACCGAAGGAATGAACGTGGCAGCAGTCGCCGCACCGGTTACAGAGACCTACGCTCTGAATACCACAGCAGGAGACGTCCAGGCTACGGCCGGAGCATTTATCGCAAGTGCAACCGGCACCGAAGGAAGCACCTACGTCCTGAATGATAACCAGGGAGCCACGGAGGCATCCGGCACCATCGATGTCGGGCCAGTCAATGCATCAGAGGAAAGCACCCACGCGCTGAACGCAGAAACCGGCAAAGCGGACCTCTCACAAAGCGAAAGAGCAGCCATGAGAGCAAACATCGACTATCAGACAACAACAGTCATAAAGGAGGAATAAATCAATGCTTATTTGGAATCCAAGTAAACTGACCACAAAAGGAAAAGCGCTCCTGGCAAAAGCCCAGGCGGGCAGATGTACAATCAAGATCACAAAGGCGCAGACCGGATCCGGCCAGTACAGCTCCGGAGAGGCAACAGACACCAGAACGTCACTCAAGACACCGGTGCAGACGCTGCCGATCCACAGCAAAGAGATCCAGAACAGAAGTACACTCGTTCTGAAGGTGGCGATCACAAATAAGACCAGCGACACGGACGTCCTGAAATCAGGATATGAAATCCGTGAGTTCGGTATCTTTGCACAGGATCCGGACGATGGCGAGATCTTATACAGCATCGCAACCGCAAGCACCAGCGACTACATGCCAGCATACAACGGCGTGATCCCGTCCGTAATTTCCATGAGTTACTACCTGGAGGTAGCCAACGCATCAAGCGTCACAATCGTGACAGCAGGAGGACTGGCACTTCAGAGCGACCTGGAAGCCCTGGCAGACAGAGTAACCATCATCGAGCAGGCAGCCGTGAAGAAGTACGGAGCCAGAAAGAAAGTCGGCCAGCAGAGCTGCGGCGCAGAGAGCTGGGAGCGACTCGGCGGAGCTGTCGGCCTCACAGCAAAGGCAGCAGTCGGAACCGGAGACGTTCAGAACGACTTCATGAAGTCGGTATATCCATACAACGCCTGCAGACCGTGCAACATTAAGGAAGACGGTACCGTGACCGCTTACCTCGGAGATGCGAACTTCTCCTGGGACGGATCCAACGGAGACGTCATGCTGGAGATGCCACTCTGCTACACATCCCGATATTTTGAAACGGACAGTGATGGCGTAGAGTGGGAATACAGATGGGTATCATCCGCGCCGGTGGATGGCCTGCATGTAAACCCGGCATTCACAGATGGAAGCAACATCAGCGAGAAGATCTACATCCCGATCTTCAACGGATCCGCCGGAAAGAGCGACGTGGGAGAAAAGGACGTCATCCGCTCGATTGCCGGAGCAACACCGCTCACAGAGGTAACCAGGGCAACCTTCAGAACCCGCAGCCGCAACAAAGGAGCCAACTGGCAGCTTGACGACGTATGGAACATGTTCCTGCTCGATCATCTGTTCATCATCATGTTTGCAGGCACCCAGGCACAGAGGATCCTCGGAGCTGGACGTACCGGCTTCAGAGAGAATGGCGACGATAAGGCTCTGAAAGCCAAGACTGGAACCAACTGCATCACAATCGCAAGCGACAGAGCTGCGCAGTTCTTCGTAGGACAGCAGATCGCCATCGGAACAGCACTCTGGAACCATACAGTAGCCTGGGGCAGAACGATCACAGAGTTCAAGACTTCCACAGAAGTGGAATCTGCAACAGAGATCTACTTCGACGGAGATCCGGTCAATATCGCGGTCGGAAATGTAATCTGGACATGCGTACAGAAGACCGGAGAAACCACCGCAATGAAATGCCCGAACGGATGCCTGGAGGATCCCGAAGGGCCAACAGGAGTAAAGCTCGGCTCAAGACGTGCGGTCCGTTTCTTATGGATCGAGGACTGGTTCGGCAACATGTGGCAGTTCCGCGACGGAGTCAACATCAAGAACCGCCAGCACTACTGCTGCAATAAGCGTGCAAGCTACGCAGACGACACATACAGCGGCGACTACGAAAAGATCGGCTACGTATGCCCGACAAACGAAGGATTCATCAAAAAGATGGGATTCGACAGCCTGCATCCGGAATACGAGCTGCCGGTTGAGGTAGGTGGTGGAGCCGACGCATATATCGGCGATTACTACTACAGCAGCGAAGGCGGAACGCTGGTGTTCTCTGGCGGTCGCGTGCTCAGCGGTACGATTGCCGGGCCTTTCTACCGGACCTGTGACTACGGTGCGGGTGCTGCGGACTGGTGCGTCGGCGGTCGCCCTCATTGCCGCAAGGCTGCCATTTAAAGGGGGACCGGGGAACCCTTATCCCCCGGAACTACCGGCAGCATAAATGAAAAATAGGCAGGCGCAAAGACGAAGGCGCCTGCTGCCAATACAACTGAACACAGGGAGCGTAACTGCGCGCGGCTGGTGATCTCTGGCGGTAACGTGAACAACGGTACGAATGCCGGGCCTTTCTACCGGAACTGTAACAACGGTACGGGTAATACGAACTGGAACATCGGCGGTCGCCCACTTTGTTAGATTCTCGATTTATTATGGCATCATCGAATTATTCGTTAAGATAATGCCGCAGGTGCGCTTCCTTACCCCTTGGTAAAAATAGGCCGCGAATGGCGCTGGTTAGTACGCCAGGAATGGAGCTGGAAAGTCAGCGAGGCTAACAAAGAGAGTCTGAAAGGAGATAGCCATTCATGGAAGATACAAAGAAACAAGACAAGCTACCACCAATCAAATACACGAAGCGCGTCGGCCACTTATTCGAGCACGTCCGAGATCTCGACAACCTGAAGGAAGCGATCAAGGATGCAGCGAGACATAAGAGGAAGCGCAAAGAGGTCCAGAAGGTCCTGGAGGACATCGATGGACACGCGCTGGAGCTGCAGAAGATGCTGGATGAGGAAACCTTCATACCGGCCAAGTACACAATGCGACGAATCAACGATGGCATTCAGAAGAAGACCAGAGACATCGCGATCCCGCGATTCTGGCCAGATCAGTGCGTGCATCACGCATTCGTTCGCGTTTTCAAGCAGATCGTTCTGCATAGTGCCTATCCGTTCAGCTGCGGATGCGTACCGGGGAAAGGAACGCATGGAGCAAAGACAGCGATCGAGAAGTGGATCAGGAAGGATCCAAAGCATACCAAGTACGTCCTGAAGCTGGACGTTCGGAAATGCTATCCAACCATGAGCCACGAAGAACTCCGGAAGAAGCTGCAGCGCAGGATAAAAGATAAGAAGTTCCTGCGCCTGGCAGACCGGATCATCGCGAGCTTCCAACAGCCGATGGCCACGCATGAAAGACTGCTGCCGGAGACCGATGCGGTAGGCATCCCGGTCGGGCTCTTTACCTCGCCATGGTTCTGTAACTTTTTCTTTCAGGACATCGACCACAAAGTCGCCGAGAAAACCGGAGCCGCGCACAACGTGAGATACGTGGATGACATGGTCTTGTTTGATTCAAGCAAACGACGACTGCACAAAGCTCTCGAATTCATCGAAGCTGAAGTAAAAGCCACGAAGCAGACCGTCAAGGACAACTGGCAGGTCTTTATATTGAGCAAGCGCCCGCTTGACTTCTTAGGTTTCAAGTTCCATCCGAACAAGACAACCATCCGGAAGTCGATCATGCTAAGGATCAGCCGGAAAGCCAGGACGATCGCCAGAGCTGCATACGCATCCATCCGGAACGCGCACGCCATGGTTTCATACATCGGATATATCGTGAATTCAGACAGTCAGCGCTTCTACGAGAAGTGGGTGCGGCCGTTTGTTAATATTAAGCATCTGAAAGGAGTAATCGCTGATGAAGACAGAAAGCAACATCAGGCCTGCGTCGCAGTTTGAAATTGAGGCGCTCCCGCCAATCGAAGGAAGATCCTGCACCGTCATTTTATATGACAATATCCAGGGACCATTCACACGCCAGGCTTCAGGAGAAGACCAGGAGCCACAGGAATACTTCACATTTGACCGCTACACAGTAGACACGATCTACAGAGAAGGCCTCGCTGCAGCGGTCGCAGCAGATACAGAGACGTGGATCCAGAATGCCAAGGAGGCGGAAGCATCCGGAGAACAGCCATCAGAGCTGGAAATCCTGACAAAGACCGTCACAAAGCAGCAGGCTCAGATCGAGTCGATCAACCAGAGCGTCGACGACATCACGCTCGCGATTCTTGGAGGTGAGTAAAATGTATGAAAGACTGAAAAGATTATACCAGGAAGGACGCGCGTCCGAAGCAATGCTGAAGAACGCAGTCAAGAGAGGATGGATCACAGATGAAGAAATGCAGGAGATCATCGCCTCAAAGAAAGAGCCAGAGGTTCCAGTGTCTACACCGGAATCCAGATAACACCTGCAGAAGGACATACGAGCCATGCACGGAAAGCTGCCGGTACTTCGGTATCTGCGGCGAGTGCGTGGCTTATTTTATTCCGGCAGGCCAGCAGCCATGCAGAAGCTGCAACAAATTAAATGCAGGAGGGAGGTAGGAACCAATGGACATGACAACAATCGTCGTGGCCGCCAGCATTCCGTCCGCGTTCACAGGCTTCTGTTTCTGGCTCATCGAGCAGAATATCAAGAAGCGTGCGGACAATGAAAAAGAGGAACGCGAGGAGCGCCAGAAACAGCTGGACGAACGTGAACAGATCAGAGAGAAGAATGAGCTCTGCATCATCAACAGCGTGAACGCAGCCATAGCGCTCGGAGAGGCCACAGCCAGAGCCGTGCAGAGAATCCCGGATGCACACTGCAACGGAGACATGCACGCAGCCCTGGACTACGCTCAGAAGGTCAAGCACGAACAAAAGAACTTTCTGAACGAGCAAGCACTGAAACATATCATCGAGGAAGGAGAACAAACATCATGAAAAACATCGACTGGAAAAGAAAACTGACAAGCAGAAAACTCTGGACAGCAGTGGCATCATTCGTATCAATGATGATCGTAGCCACAGGAGGCGCAGAGAACACAGCCACACAGGTAACGGCACTCATCATGGCCGGAGCATCCGTCGTGGCATACATCATCGGAGAAGGACTCACCGACTCCGCAAACATTGGATCCGACGATTCAGAGAAATAAGAAGCACAAAGCACCCAGGGCGGCCACCAGGCTGCCCTTTTTTATTTAGGAGGTATGCAAGATGGCAATCACAGAGAAACAGCAGAGATTCATCGAGGAGATCGCAAAGAACGTACAGAAGTACGCCTACGTTTACGGCATCCTCGTGCATAGCCCAATCATCGCCCAGGCGATCCTGGAATCCGGATGGGGAGAGAGCAAGCTGGCCGCGAAGTATCATAACTACTTCGGACTGAAATGCGGATCCAAATGGACCGGCAAGAGCGTCAACCTCACCACCCAGGAGGAATACCAGCCAGGAACCCTGACGACCATCAAGGATAACTTCAGGGTTTACGACAGCATGGAGGAAGGCGTCAAGGGATACTTTGAATTTATCCAGCTGCAGAGATACCAGAATCTGCGAGGAATCACGGATCCGAAGGAATACCTGCAGACAATCAAAAACGACGAATATGCTACATCGAGCACATACGTCGAAGACAACTATCGACTGATCACACAGTACGGTCTCACCAAGTATGACAAGGAAGGAGCAGAAATGAGCAAGATAGAAAAAGCAGTACAACAGATGGAAGCATGGGCCGGAGATGACTCACACGGATACGACCAGACATACAGATGGGGACAGCATGGAGACTTTGACTGCTCCGCAGCAGTGATCCAGGCGTGCGAGAACGCAGGAATCCCGGTCAAGAGCAAAGGCGCAACCTACACCGGCAACATGCTCGCGGTATTCAAAAAATGCGGATTCGTTGACGTTACCAGCAAGGTAAACCGCTCGACCGGCGCAGGGCTTCTCCGTGGAGACGTTCTCCTGAACACTTCACACCACACCGCAATGTACTGCGGCAACGGCAAAGAGGTAGAGGCAAGCATCAACGAAAAAGGAACCGCAACAGGCGGCAAACCTGGCGACCAGACAGGTAAAGAGTTCCTGATCAGAAGCTACCGCAACTATCCATGGACCAACGTCCTCAGATACGCTGCAGAGTCCCAGGCTTCCGGATCCGGAAAGAAAGACGTTACCACAGTGGCCAAGGAAGTGCTGGCAGGCGCATGGGGCAACGGTGATGATCGAAAGAACAGATTGACTGCTGCCGGTTACGATTACGCAGCAGTGCAGGCAGAGGTCAATCGTCTCGCAAGCGGAGCCTCGACTCCAAAAAAGAGCACGACGGAAATCGCAAAAGAAGTCCTCGCAGGCAAGTGGGGAAACGGCGATGATCGCAAGAAGAAGCTCCAGGCAGCAGGATATAACTATACAGCAGTGCAGGCGGAAGTCAATCGCCTGGCCAAGGGCGGAAGCTCCACAAAGAAAAGCGTGACTGCCGTGGCCAAGGAAGTCCTCGCAGGTAAGTGGGGAAATGGAGATGCCAGAAAGAAGAAGCTGCAGGCGGCTGGTTACAACTACAATGCAGTTCAGAAGGAAGTCAACAGACTCATGAGATAAGATGATCCCGACATCAATGTCGGAAACATAGACAGAAGCCAGGGAGGTCAAGCCTCTCTGGCTTCTTTTTTGATGGCCTCAGCGTCGGCCAGGAAGAATATATCCCACACGTCCTGCGGGGAGAGTTGATACCGGACCGCGATCCGGACTATGTGCTTGCGCTGGAATGGCTGCCGCCCGTTCCAAATCGTCGAGAAATTGGATGCAGTCATGCCCAGGAAGACCGCAAGCGCCTTATTTGTATCGCCATGATCATCCATGGCCTGTTTCAATTTTTCTTTGTCAAACATTTTGATTCATTCCTTTCTGAAAGGATTACCGTGGAGCGCTTCGATTAAGCTGCGCGGGGAAGCTGCAGAAAACCCAGGATAAAAATTATACAATCATAGGCGACGCCTTTCTGGCCGGTGGCCGGGTGCAAGGTTTACGAGGACGTCCAGCGGGGCTGCCAGACCTTCAGGCTTTCACATTAAAAACCAGGGAAACTTGTCGAACATCAATCCACGGTATCCGTCGCGCTTCTTCCTGCCGGGCAGCTCGGAAAGCCTGGTCCTGGCTCTGCGTTTCCATATAGAAGCCACCAGCACCGTGCACACGATATATCACATTCATAAAGACACCTCCGTAAATTTACATTCACTTTTTTATATTGCGGGCGGACAGGATAATAGTGGGCGAGTGCAGAGGTGCAGAGGCGCTTGATATGCTTCAGGCTCTGAATACAGGACATGACGGCTCGTTGTCCACCGGCCATGCCAATTCACCACATGATATCATTTTAAGAATTGAGACTATGGTGCTTCAAGGTCAGGATTTCCCACTTAATGCGATACGGCAGCAGATAGCATCCGGAATAGATATTATTGTCCAGCTTGGCAGGCTGAGGGATAAAAGCAGGAGAGTCCTTGAGATATCAGAGGTGGATGGATTTATGGATGGTGAAATTGTGCTGCATACGCTGTAT